AATTACTTTGTCAGTAATAAAGGTAGAGTGTATGTAGTAAGTATGCGTAGATTTGCTACAATATTTGACAACGGAGCAGGGTATAAGAATTGCTGTGTTTATGTAAAAGGGCGCAGAGGTTTAAATTCATGCCGATACATTCACAGGCTTGTTGCAGAGCATTTTATACCTAATCCAGACAATAAAAAGTTTGTTAACCACATCGATCACGACAAGTCTAACAACTGTGTAGAGAATTTAGAGTGGGTGACGGCAAAAGAGAATACAGCACATGGTATTATCAATGGCAGGATCAATGCTAAGAAAAGAGGAAGGACTAATCAGCTTACAGATACGCAAAGATGTAGGTCTGTTGTAATGAGGAAGACTGGCTACGGGGTTAATGAGATAGCTCAAAGTTTCAAGCTACCAAGAACTACAATATCTTCTGTATTTAATGGTAGAAGTAATGCAGAACTGGTTGACTTCATGCAAGAGTTGTGCGAGGATGTTACTGCTGGACAGTTAGAAATGTCTTTAAGGCTCGACAAAATTAAAAATTCTTCACAAGAAGATGTTGACACAACAGAATAACGTGCTATAATTTCTGCACGTTTAACAAAGGAGAGAAACGATGATTAAGTCATACAAGCGCGGGGACATCTTGTTTTGCCCTTTCTGTGGAAAACATCCAGCAGGTGAGCCTTTACCGGTGGAAGATTTTGTAGTACCGAATTCCGACGTTGGTGAAGTACATGAAGAAGAATGTTATGAGTGTTATGGTTGGTTTAGTGTCGAAGTTGGTAAAGATGACAACTTTGGTGTTTATGATGAAATTGCTTAGTTAAAGGAGAGAAATGGAATGCGTAAGCAAAAAGGTAATGTTGAATTGGTGTTGACTTTGTTTGTATTGCTGATTATTGTGTTTGGTAGTTGGATCGTAAAAGAATATAAGTGTGCCAACTATGAAGATATGACGGGTATGCAAACCAAGTATAAAATCTTTGATGGTTGTTATGTGAAGACAGATAAGGGTTGGTTTTTACGTGAACAGCTTCGTGACATTTCAGTAGGTAATTAAGGAGAAAACAATGCAAGATTTACAACAATTTGAATTAACACAACAGCTTATCTATATCGAGAATTTTTATGATGATTTGAGTAATAATCGCTTTGCGAATGCTCCAGATTATCAGAAGAAACGTAAAAATATTGAAAAGACAATCAGTGGTCGTAGTAAGATTTATGCTCTGCTGAGTCGCTACGATGTAGCTGGTAAGAATTAACGCAGAACATTATCAAATACGAGAGTATTTTAGTGAAAGAAACAGAGTATACACTAGGCTTAGCTTTAAACACTTTTACCTACGACTCAGACGAAGGTTTCTTATATCGTGACGGTAAGTTATGCGGTGGTAATTGTAAAGAAGGTAAGACGGTTGGATTAGGTGGTAAAAGGTATGAGTATCACAGGGTGTGTTTTGCGCTGTATTACAAAAGATGGCCTTTACCTGATTGTGTGATTGACCACATAAATAGAAACCCTAGAGACAACATGATTTCAAATCTCAGGGAAGTTACTAAATCTATGAATGGTCGAAACACAAAACCTTATTCTAACAATAAAAACATCGGCATTGCCGGAATAACTTTTGACAAAAGCTGTGGTTACTTTAGAGTGCGTTGCGGTAAACACTATATAGGTATAACTAAAGATTTTTTCGAAGCTTGCTGTATGCGAAAATCTTTTGAAGTAAGATCTGGAGATTTTACCAACAACCATTTCAAAGCTACGTAGCCTTACACGAATTCTACGAAAGTAGAATCACGCTTCAATATGAAGCATTAAACATAACGCGAATACTCGAATTTAATATGAAAGAGGAAATTAAATATGGCTTTTAAACCAGCAAATAGTAATCAACAAGCAACACCAATGAATCCTAACATTCCCAAAGTGAATTGGAATGAACTGAACAAAGGTGTTAAAGGTGGTAGTCGTCCAGCACGAGTGTCATTGATTGTTGACTTAGGTACACAAGAACGTGAACCGTCCACTAAGGATTACAATCCTAATGATCCTAAGCAAGTGGAATCACTTGGTAAAGGTAGTTGGGTGGAGAACGTAGGCGGTAAAGATATTCTACATACACCACGTAAACCTGTTCAACAAGTAGCGGTCTTAGCTGACCTGCTGAATGATGTGGTAGATTATGGCGGTGCTATTGGTAAACAACCATATCGTCTGCTGTTAAATCCATCATTCAAAGGTGATGTAAAAGGTGTTGACTTAGCTGGTTGTTACAGCTATGATGAAAGTGGTAAGCGTTTGGAAGATAAACCATTTACATTCCATGCTCAATCTCTGTTGACTAAGCTGTCAAAAGCTACGCAGACATTGGCTGTAATTGACGGTGGTCCTGATAACATGGATGTGTCGTTGTTAGCCGGTAAAGCATTCATGGCTCAGGTTGCTGTGAATACGTCTGGTGAGAACACATACGTTAATTACAAAGGTTGTTCTGAAGTACCTCTGATTGAAGATGAAGAAGGTAATGAAGCTCCTTTAAAAGTAAAACCACTGTCCAATGAAGCACGTATCATTACATTTGATACTGTTACAGAAGAAGATGTGAAGTGGTTACGTGGTGATTTAGTGAAGAAGATTAAGCAAGCATTAAACTACCAAGGTAGCAAGATGCAAGCTGTTCTGGAGAATGCTTCGCCAAACGCAACAGGAAGCTCTGCGAGCGCTTCTGGAGGTGAAGCTAAGCCATCGCAAGGCTCAGGTAAGAAAGCCGCTCAGAATGTTCCTGTTAGCGGCAATGATGACTTCGACTCAGACATCCCGTTCTGATGTAAATGTTGTACGGGCTGTGTAACAGCAGCCCTTGTTTTAAAGGAGAGAATATGATTCACGTATTTTTATTCTTGTTGAGTATTGTTGGTGCTTTCTTGTTGTGGCATTTCGGCCCTGTTGTATGGAAAGCATTTAACTCGACAATGAAAGACGCCGACAAAATTGAAGACATTTTAGATAACAAACAAGAGGGGAATAATAATGAGTAGTTTAGCGCAACAAATTAAATACGGTTTAACGGCAATTGGTGTTGTAGCTGTTCTGACAATCGGTAGTTGTTCTGTTTCAGTGAATGACGGTGGCTACCGTACAGTGGTTCAATACCCTAACGGTACGATGTCTGTGAAGTTTGAAGAAGGTTGGTATATGGCTCCTTTCGCTAAGGAAACCAAATATCCTAACGTTATTTCAAATGATTTAGAGAATGGTATTAACGTTCGTTATCAGGATGGCGGCAAAGGCACCGTTGACGGTACAGTTCGTGCTCAGCTTCCTAATGACGAAGCTTCTATGTTAAAATTACATCGGGAGTTTTTATCACCAGAAGGTTTGGAAGCTAAGTTATTTGTACCAGAGATCAAGCAAGCACTTAACCAAACGGCGGGGTTATTGACTTCGGAAGAAGCATATGCTGAGAAGCGCAGCAATATCGCTGAATGGGCAGAAGCAATCATGGAGAATGGTCGTTTTGTAACTAAAGTGACCCCTCGTGAAATTGTGATGACTGATGGCACAAAACAACGTAAAAATGTACCTGAGATTGTCATTGGCAAAGATGGTCAACCAATTCATCAAGGCAGTCCTTTCCGTGAATATGGTCTGAAAGTAAGTGGTTTCCAAGTAACAAATATCGACTTTGAAGCTGCTACACAGAAACAAATTGATGCTAAACGTGATGCAGAGATGGGTTCTATTACTGCTCGTGCCAACGCTGACCGCGCTTTGTGGGAAAAGAAAGAAGTTGAAGCTAAAGGTGAGAAAGAAGTAGCTGCTCGTCGTTATGAGGAACTTCAAATTAAAGAGCGCGCATTGATTGTCGCTGCTCGTGAAAAAGAAGTAGCAGTTATTGCAGCAGAGAAACAGAAGGAAGTTAACCAGCAGGCCCTGTTAGCAGCAGAGATTGACGTTAAAACTGCTCAGCAACAAGCACAAGCTACTCGTACTCGCGCCGAAGCAGAAGCGAAGGCTAAAGAACTGATTATGAATGCTGATGGTGCGTTGGATAAGAAATTGGCTACTGTTGAGAAAGTTAACGCTTTATGGGCTGATGCTTATCAACGTCGTCAAGTACAGGATGTTCCTAGTATTATGTTAGGTGGTTCTAACGGCGCAACATCTGGGTCAGCAGCGGCTTCTAATTTCATGCAAATGATGGAAGCAAAAGTGGCTAAAGATTTAGCTGTAGATTTAAAAGTTAAATAATAGGAGAATAAACAATGTCATTACCAAGTTCAAAAGAAGCCCGTGAAATCGTTCTGAAACGTATCAATGAATCTGTTCAACTGAAACGTGAGCAGGATGGAATCAAGGAAGACTTAAAAGCATTAGCTGAAGCATGTAAAGAACAATATGATATGAAGCCAGCAGAGTTTAATGCTCTTGTAAAAGCTGCATATGACAAAGCAAAGGTGGAAGAACAGATTGAAAGCTTACAGACCAGCCTGTCTGAGCTTGAAATCTTAACGAAGTAACAATCAAATTAATACATGGGCTGGGAGCAGAGATGTTCGCCAGCCTTTTGTTTATGTGTAAGAGGAGAGAATTTATGGGTATTGATATTGAAAGTAAGTTAATGTTAGTTCCACGAAGTCAAGGAGCTTTACATGAAGCAGTTAGAGCTAAAGCTGATGAAGAATTCGATGGAGACTTCCATACAGCTTTAGAAGAACTTGGTCTGGATTACGCCAGTCCTTGGTTTGATGCAGACATTGAAGATTTGCATATTGGTGTTGAGTTACCTGTGGCGATATATCCTGATTTAATTGATTTAGAATCTAATTGGTGGGGTACGTTTTTCGCAGCACAAACATTAATTGGGAACATTCTCGGAGAAGAAATTCCAGACACTAAATTAGATAGCTTTCAACACGTTTGGTAATGGGAGGAGAAGATGAGTAATAAAAAGACAATCGGTGTAATAGTGAGTGGTGGTTACGGTGCAGGCTGGTCTACTTGGGGTTGTCCAGAAATGGCTTTAGACCAAGAACTTGCTCAAGCAATTCATAATGAACTCCCTTACGAAGAAATAGAACAAATAGCTAAACGTAATTGGCCTAATGAGTACATGGGTGGGCTACATCAATGTCATGTAGAATGGTTAGACGAAGGCACTTTGTTTCGTATTGAAGAATATGATGGTTCTGAATCACTTCATTTTCCAGATCATTATCAGTGGCAGGTAGCTAAATGAGTAAAGAACAATTAGACCTACTGCACTATATGAACAAAGTGCATCAATTAGAACAATTGTTAGAACAATCAGAGAAAGAGAATAAGCGACTCAAACGTATTCTTGCTGAATTGAGTTTTACAGCTAAAGGGTTTCTTAGTAAATTGGAGAGGATTTAGATGTCAATAGTTTTTATTGTAGAATTAACATCAGTGCATGGATCACCTTTTAATTTTGTAGATGAGATCTGGTTACGTAGGTTGAATTTCGAAGGTTATGAAGTTACTGTACTATTGAACTACTTAGATTATAAGTTACTCGGTACTCACCCTAAAAACCCTAACCAGACGGACTATTGGAAGAACTCACCTTATGTTGGTTTCTGTGTACAAGGCATTAGATTCAAGTTTGAAAATAATGTGGGTTATCCAGAAATTGAAAATGGTAATTTTAAGTTAGAGGTGAAATATTAATGGATAGACAGTTTCAACACAATGAAGTTTTGCTGATCCTAGACTCAGATGAAATAGCATACCAAGTGGCGGCTGCGTGTGAGCAACGGGGTGTAGTAGCAACGAATACTACGAATGAGGCACAAGCAAACTTCAAACACAAAACAGCATTCAAGGATTTTACAGCAGGTTTGGAAATTCCAGAAGGTCATTTTGTTCTGGAAGAAACACAGATTGCTGAAGACCCTAAGAATGCTTTCGCTACGGTGAAGGCTAAGATTAATAATTTGAAATCTAAGTTTAATACAGAGCGAGTGGAATTATATTTTAGCGGGAAAGACAACTTCCGTTTAAATATTCCATTACCTGAACAATACAAGGCAACAAGACAATCACAACTTCGCCCATTGTTACTTAATGATATAAAAGATTACCTATTGAAGTATCACAATGCTAAGGTTGTGGAAGGTGATGAAGCTGACCAAATGGTTGCACAGCGTATGTGGGATGGTTACAAATCAGGTGAAATGATTGTTGGGTGTAGCCTAGACAAAGATGCGAGAGGCAATATGGGATGGCTCTATAATCCAGATAAAGATGATTTGATATACATCGACGGTTTGGGTGAACTCACCAAGGATGGCACTAAAGTTCGTGGTCACGGGCGCTTGTGGCTCTACCATCAACTTTGCATAGGCGATTGGAGTACTGATCACTTCTGCCCTAGACAGATTGTAAAAGCCGCTACCGGCGCTATGCCAAAGTTTGGTGAAACAGCTTCTTATAATTTACTGAAAGATTGTAAATCGGATAAAGAAGCTTGGGTTGCTGTACATGATTTGTATTTGAAATGGTTTGGTTCAGAGAAGTTCAGTTACACTGCTTGGAATGGCGAGACTGTTACAACAGATTATCTTGGTGCTTTACAGATTATTTGGGATTGTGCTTTTATGAAACGCTTTGATGGTGACAACGTTGATGTTCGCGCAGTGCTGAAGAAATTGGGAGTGATTAAATGAGTAGAACAGAAGTACATAAAGGTAAAGCAACTCCTACAGGCAAAACGTCTGTAGAGTTTCTGAGAGAAAACACACATTTAGTTTATGATACTTATTTGGGTAACATTGAAGATGAACCAGACGATGTTCTATATAATGGGTTAAAATGTGGTTATGAGAAGTATGTTTTAATTGGTGGTATGGTATGGGAGTTAGATAATACGGAATTAGATGAATATGATTTTTCTTTTGCTGAAAAAAATCCAGACGGCAGTTTTAATTACTTTGTGAGTTTCTACAATGGTGGTTGTGGTCTTAATGAAGCTATTGAGTATGCTATGGAGAAAGCAGAATAATGTCACAGGATAACGATTTTACACCTTGGATTTGGTATCCTGAATTATGGCCCACAAAGAGCAGTTTCTATACCTACTTACGTGGCTCATTACGCAAGGCTGTTTGGAATACATCTCCGATTAAGATAACGTTTAAGAATCTGAATTGCTCACCACCGCCTGAAGATTACATAGGTAGAGCTAAGTCTGGTGCTTATTGTGCGTTATCTGGAGATTGGGAAGGAAAAAGTAAGTTACAGGTCGATCATAAAATCGGTAACGTATCTCTGAACGATGAGTCAGACATTCTTGATTTTATCAAGCACTTAATTCCACCACCAAACAGTTTGCAATTAGTCACTCCAGAGGCACACAAAATCAAGAGCTACGCAGAGAAGCAGGGCATATCTTATGATGAGGCAGTAATTGAAAAACAAATACTTGAAATCTGCGAGACAAAAAAGGATCGTGAATTTCTTCTTGAAAAGGGAATCCATCCAGCTTCAAATGCAGCAAAACGTAAAGAACAAATCAGAGAATATCTGAAGGAGAATAAATGAGTATTTACCAACTAACAACACATGAGTTTACAGAACTCTTAGAGAATGGAACTCTATACAAACTGTTCCCTGAGCTACAAGGACGTTTATTCAACGTACAGCAATTCAATACATTGAAAGCTGAATATGAACTGAATGATGCTTTATATAATTTCCTATTTGACATCGTAGAATACACAGGCTGTGACCCTGCTGAGTTCTATGATTTGTTTATTGAACACAAAGAAGACATTCTAAATATTCTACAACATTCAGATGAATTAAATGTTGAAGGTGTATTAGCTAAATTACGGGAGGATGTATAAGTGTATATTCCAATCCGACACGTTGAAGATATTGAGCTTGCTGTAAAGATTCTCATTGAAGAAGCTGTTGAGAAGGCTGAAGCGGATTTAGAAGATGAGTACGAAGAAAGGCTTACAGAGAAAGATGAAGAAATCTTAGAGCTTCGACAGACAGTATTAACATTAGAGAATGAGATTCGTTCTCTACATAAAGAGTTGATGGAAAATGACTAAGGAGAATAGTTTGAATAGTTGGAAAGAGAAAGCATTAGAATTGGCACAGACTGGTGTTAGCTGGAGAAAGATTGCCAAACAATTAGATGTGCCTCGCAGCACTGTGTCAGATTGGTTACGGGCACAATCTGCCAAGACTACATCTATAGTCGCGCCAGAGAAAGAGTATGATGCCGATTTAGATGTGTTAGTAAATAATCCTGACTTCAGTGTATCAAACTTGGCTAAACGTTTACGCGCTGCTCAGAAAGCGAATACACAACTACGTAAAGTGCATCGTGAAGTGTTTGACGAGGAACAATCCAATAATGCCCTTTTAAACGCTCTAGAATTGGCTGTGGGACGTTTAAACTTGAAACCAGTGGCAGTGGCTACCCCAATACCTACAGGCCGTCAGAAGGCCACTGTGGAGCTTCTATTTAGCGATCTACAGATTGGTAAAGTTGGTGAACATTACAATACACCAAAAGCTAAACAAGCGTTAGCTCTTTACGGTGATGAAGTGTTGAGGTACATTGACCGTCAATCAAATGATTATGATATTGAGCGAATCATTTTTGCTTCATTAGGAGACATCGTAGAAGATCACATGAAGCATGGTGTTCAGTCTGCTATGGCTACTGATACGGGTTTAGCTGAACAAATGTCAGACGCTATCACAGGCATTTGGCAAAATGTGCTGAATCCGCTGTTCAAGCTGGGGGTTAAGGTCGATGTTATGTGCATTGCTGGTAACCACGGTAGCAGTCAGCACAAGGGTATGGATATGTTCAAAGCTGGGTTGTTCAGCTACGACTATACTATCTACAAAACCTTTGAACTGTTAGCTAAGAACAGTGGTTACAGTCATGTGAGCTTCATTATCCCAGAAGGTGTGTTTGGTTATCTGAATATCTATGGAAACTACGCCGTATATGAACATGGTTATTTCAACAGCTCTACGGAGAAGTCGATGTCTGACCAGATGAAAAAGCGTGGGCAACAGATTAAGAAGCACGTAGAATACTTCCGTTGTGGTGACATGCACCACACATGCAGTTATGACAGTCATCGGATTATTCTGAATGGTGCTTTCTTTGGTGTAGACGAAGGTGGTACGGAGTATTCTGGCATCCTTGGTTACAACTCTATTCCGAGTCAAGTAGCCATTACTCACGTAGCAGAGGAAAGGTTAGGTAGAACAACAGCTAAGGACTTTTACCTAATCCAAGTAGCCTAGTTCATTATTAATGAACATCCAATAAAAATGAACAAACGCTTGACACAGGAATTGAAGTTGTGTAGAATTATAGTCCGACAACACGTTCCTGTGTCAATTGAGAGGAGAGAAATTATGAGTTATAGATTAGCTGATGGTAGTTTGTCTACAGACTATACAGAAGGAGATTTGTTCGTTGGTGGGTTTGTTGGTGCTGAGGGAGAAACACCGCAATTTTTAAGTGGAAGTATTGTTCGATTAGATCGAGATGATACAACGCACTGTCCTTATTTTGAATTAATAGAGGGTTTTTTTGAACCAAATACATGCGCTGTAGGGGATTACATTTACGAAGATTGGGCTTGCCTTAAAAAACATACCGTCAAAGAACAAGACCCAGAAGTAACAATTCGTCAGTCAGAAGTAGACGCTTATATTGATGAAATCAACATGCTTCGTGAGCTTGTCGCTGAGATTACATTACAATCTGATTTCAATTCATTAGAACAGCAAGCAGAGGCTTTCCGTGTCCTTAATGATAAGATGCTTAGTCATCAATCTTACAAACAAGGTGATGGTGGCTCTACACGAATCGGTGAATTGTCGAAGCAACTGGATGTATTGTTTGCAGCCTACGATAGCTTGGCAGGTAAACAGAAAGAACAAACCTTCAAACCTGTCTCAGAAATGACTCTTGAAGATTGGCAACAGGCTTTGGAAGAAGGTTGGGAGTTCTTAGATAATTACGGGGATATTAACACGGTTACTGAGATTACGGACCTAGTGTTCTTTAGTGAATATTGTTACGGTTTCAGCATTGATGGGAAGCATTCAATTGATTCAGAAAATAACTTTATTGTCAAACGTATTAAATGAGGAGAGAATTAGTGAAAGATACATTGAAATTCTTTGAAATTGCCAAGCCAAACCCAACCATTGCTGATGCACAAACGCAGCTCGGAGTTCACATTGAAGAATTCCAAGAAATGTTCGTAGAAGGTCTAGCGTTTGGTGCAGAATCAGATATTGCCTTAGCAACTGCTGAAGTTTCAGATTACTATAAAGATAAACAAGACTATAATTTTCTTGTTGACTTAGACCGTATTGCTATGGCTGATTCATTAGCAGACCAGTACGTGACTTTGATTGGTACAGCACGAGCTTTGGGTATTGATATTGAAGGTGCTGTCAAAGAAGTGGAAGCTTCTAACTTGAGTAAGTTTATTTATGTTGGTGATCGTGAACTCACTCACGAGGACTTGGGAAGCTTTGCTCAGCAATGTAATGACATTGAATTACAAGGGAGATACCAAGGAGTTCATTGGAAACGTGTTGGTGAATACATCGTGTTCTATGACCAGAACGGAAAAATATTAAAGTCACCATCAACCTACTTTGAACCTAAATTAGAGGCGTACATCTAATGATTGAACCAAGTATCACTGAATGGAAATTTGAATATGTATCAACAAATCACAGTGTATTTCGTGGAGTGATTAAGGCTGTTAGTGTTGACAACAGAAATACACAAGCACTGAGCTTGCTTTTTAATAGGTATCGGCGTAAGATTGGTTTAGAGAATGTGAAGTTTGTTGAATTGAATAAGGAGTAGTAATTTGAAGGTACAACATTTTAAAGATAAGTACGAAGTAAACGCAATCGGTATTACGGTTCCTTTGGTTGATTATATTCCAGATAGCGAAGGTCTGATCAGCTACCAAGCTCGTGTGAGCAATCCAAACAATCAGTTAGATTTTGATACAGCAGACAAACTGTTAGCTTACTGCGCTCGTAATGGTCATTGGTCTGTATTTGATATGGCTAATCTTGTATTAGAGATTAAAGCTCCTCGCGACATTAGCCGTCAAGCGTTACGACACAGCTCAGCAAAGTTTCAAGAGTTTAGTCAACGGTATGCTGACGTAACAGATGATATGTTCTGCCTGCGAGAGCTACGTAAGCAAGACACGAAGAATCGTCAGAACTCAATCGCTGGAGCATTTACGTCAGAGGAAGAAGCTGAGTGGTATGCTGACCAAGAAGAAGTCATTCAGTTGGTTCAATCTAAAGTGAAGAAGTGGCGCAGTCGTGATGCTGCAAAAGAATGCACTCGTGTATTTATGCCGGAAGGTCTTACTATGTCAGCTATGTATATGAATGGTACAGTTCGCACTTGGATTCACTACACCGGATTACGGACGGAGCGTGGGGTAACACAAGATGAACATTGTGATGTGGCTGATGCTGCTAAGGAATTCTTACTGAAGTATTTCCCTTCGCTGAGTAAAGTATTAACGGAGCAACAATGATGCAGTTGAAAGACCTCCCTAAAATTGATGACAAGTATTTTGACTTCAATTACAATGTACCTTTAGTGGATTTAGCCAACACCACTGCATGTCGTGAAGGTTACTGTAATGCAGAGAATGACCGCTTGATTAAGTCAATGCTTCATATTTTCGGCATGGACGTCAACCGTCCTTATGAGCGCTTAGAGTTAGCTGATGGGCAAACGTTTCGTTCTCCTATTACTAACCTTGAACAGACAGGTGGATACATTTACAGCGGTTATGAACGTTCAGATGAAGCATGGAAGAAACGTGGCAAAGACAATATGGTGAAGTATCTGTTTGGGTACAATGAAGAATTTTTTAAAGCATTAGGATTGAAGGAGTGAAGATGTATTCTGAAGGGCTGGTGGTATTTAGTAAAAACGTATGTCCTAATTGTGTTACTGTGAAGAATAAGCTTAAAGCTCAGGGGAAAGAGTTCACAGAGATTAAGTTAGAAGAAAACCCAGAAGCATTGGTATTTTTGAAAGAACAAGGTTTTCGTTCTGTTCCTGTAGTGATGCAGGATGGTGTAGTGGTGGCAGTATGATTAGTTCAGTAACTAAGCGTAATGGTGAAGTGGTTCCATTCGACACAGACAAATTTAATCGTTGGGCTGAGTATGCAACGGAAGTTGGCGGTAATTGGTCAGACATTGCATTTGAGACATACAAAAAACTAACAGATAAAATCTCTACAGTGGATATTCACCAAACGATGATTGACGTTTGTATTGATAAAGAGAATCTTGAATATAGTCGTGTAGCAAGTCGTTTAGAGTTTGCTACGATTCGTAAGAACATGAAGTATGTCTTTGGTGTCGATGATCGAGATAGCTTGAAAGATATTCTGCAAGCGTATGAAGATTTCGGTGTATGGGATAGTGACTATATACCTCCATACAATCCAGTCTGGGAGGATTGGTATAATGAGATTAAGCAGACACGTTTGGAGTATTGGCAGGTAAAGCAGTTCACAGATAAGTATGCTTGTAAGATTAACGATGTAGTGATTGAAACACCTCACTTAGCGTACTTCGGTATCTCTGTTGCTTTGTTCGGTGACACACAGAAAGCTTTTGATTTCATGAAAGCTTTAGTGAAAGGTAAGATTAATCTGCCAACACCAGCACTTAACGGTTTACGTAATGGTGATTGGGACACGATTAGTTGCTGTGTAATTAGTGCTGAGGACTCTACCGAGTCTATTGGCGTAGCTAATCACATCGCTTATCGGATGACAGCGAAGAAAGCAGGTATCGGCATTGAGTACACATTACGCACTAAACACTCTCCAGTGAAAGGTGGTCGTGTAGCCCACTTAGGATTGAGTCCTATTTACAAAGCATTAAATGGTGAAGTGAAGGCGTTGACACAAATCACTCGCGGTGGTAACGCTACAGTGACAGTGCAGTGTATCAATCCAGAAGTGATGGATGTGTTCAACTGGAAATCTCAGTTGACTGACTTCGAAACACGTATTGACAAGCTGGATTATTCGTTCGCTTTCAATGACGCATTCTTCAATGCTGTAGTGACTGATACAGACTGGTATATGTTTAGTCTGTCTGATGCGCCAAAACTGTATGATTTGTTCTATACGGCAGATGCGGATACCTACAACAAAGCTGTAGAGAAGTTGCTGAAGGTTGCTACGAAGCACAAGAAAGTTAAAGCTCGTGAGATGTTAAAAGCTTTCCTTACAATCAGACAAGAGACAGGGCGTTTCTATGCAATCAATGTGAGCAGAGCAAATAAACATACTCCGTTCTTAGACACAATTAGACAGTCAAACTTGTGTATGGAGATCCAGCTTCCGACAAAAGGTTACAAAGGGATGAAAGAGCTTTATTCGTCCAAAGCTACAGGTGAAACAGCTTTCTGTTCTTTATCTGGAATCAATGTAGCTGCTGTGACGGATGATGAATACGAGCACATAGCCGATTTGACACTGGAAGCTATTGACATTATGATCGAGAACGCACCAATGATGACAGACTCAATGAAAGCCGATATTATGTCTCGTCGTTCTGTTGGCGTAGGCATGTTGGGATTAGCTGTTGACTTATACAATAATAACCTTGATTATGACGGGTCTATAGAGTCTTTAGAGCGTGTTAGATATTTAGCCGAGCGACACCACTACTATTTACTGAAAGCCTCCCAAAAGCTCTCTGAGGCTTCAGGCTTCGCTGTGGAAGGTATTGATGTGAACTGGCTACCTATTGACACAGCAATGAAGAAAGACTGTAAGTTCGATTGGGAAGCATTGCGAGGTAAACCACGGAAACATTCGGTACTTGTTGCTCACATGCCTACCGAGAGCAGCAGTCTTTTGAGTGGTGTACCTAACTCCGTGTACAGTCCTAGAGGGAAGATTGTGTATAAGAAGTGTCGTAAAGGTGTGGTTCAGTCTATCTGCAAAGAGTTTGTTGAAGGTAAACATTTAACCGCATGGGATATTGACAATAATGTGATGTCGAAGTATTATTCTGAAATACAAGATTTTACTGACCAAGCCACAAGTTGTGATGTGTTCCGCGCCCCTGAGAACTATCCTGATGGTAAGGTTCCGATGTCTGTTCTGATGAAGGAGTTTGTCACTCACTTCAAGCTAGGCAACAAGACTTGGTATTACGTCAATACTAAACCCAAACGAGCCACTACGTTACACAATACAGTAGAAGCTGAAGATGGTTGCGAATCTTGTAAGTTGTAATTTTAAGGGAGCGTAATGCTCCCTTTTTCATTTCTGGAGGAAACATGTTAGAAGTATTCAACGTAAATAATAAAGGCTATGTCACAGGTAAATATCCATTATTCTTGGGTGAGAAGTTAGGTTTGTATGATTCTGTGAACGTAGCTTATCCTGACATTGAAGAACTTTACCAGCAACAGTTTGGTCAACGCTGGAGTGAGTTTGAGTATGACCTCACACAAGACAAAATGGATATGCTCACTCTACCTAAAGAAACTACAGACTTGATGGTAGAGACAATCATGTGGCAATATACAGCAGATAGTATTGCAGCTAAGTCGTTGGCTGAACTACTACTACCCTATGTCACAAACAGTGAGCTTGAAGCTATGGTGACTATCCAAAGTTTCTTTGAGATTATTCACAGTAGAACATACGCTCATATTGTTAAGCAGACAATCCCTAACGCTAAGGATTTGTTGGAGAAGACCTACGGTAATGTAGAAGTGATTAAACGCTCTAAAGTGATCGGAGAAGCTTTTGGTGCGTTGTACAGATTGAAAGAAGACAGTCCACGTAAAGAAAAGATTCGCGCATTACTTCGTGTTATGTTTGCTTTGATGGCTTTCGAAGGTGTAAGCTTCATGTCATCGTTTGCTGTGACATTCGCTATTGCTGAGACAGGTGTGTTTCAAGGTATTGCTGGTTTGGTAGGATTGATATGTTTTGATGAGCTACTTCACGCCAAGATGGACTATACTGTGCTGAAGAATTTGTTGAAAGACCCTGAATGGTATGCTGAGTTCTTAGCTATTAAACCTGAGATTAACGCAATCATCAACGCCGTAGTTGAGCAGGAATATAAGTGGACAGAACATCTATTTAGTGAAGGTCGTAGAGTGGTTGGCTTGAGTCCTGTATTACTTCGAGAGTTTGTAATGTATATGGCAACTCCGTTGTATAAGAGCTTTGATCTCGTAGCGGAACAACCGTTTATTGAGAAGAACCCACTACCGTACATGAACAAGTATTTAAAGTCTGGTGTGATTCAAGTGGCTGCTCAAGAAGTACAGTTAAGTGATTACAATGTGGGTAACATTGTTGATGATACAGATAATTTAGATTTGAACTTTGAGGTGTAACTTGGGAAAATTAATTGATAGAGTAGGTGAGCGCTTCGGGAAACTTGTTGTTTTGGAGAAGGACTCGCCTCATGTATCACCGAAAGGTCGCTATACGGTAATGTGGAAGTGTCTTTGTGATTGCGGGAATACATGCACGGTAAGTGTAAATAACCTACGTAAAGGTGATACCAAGTCTTGCGGTTGTTTGAATTTGGAAAGATTGACGACACACGGAATGTCTGATACACCGACTTATACTGTCTGGGAGTCAATGAAACGAAGGTGTGATGATCCAAATCATCCGAGTTATGTGACGTATTCTAAAATTGGTTATGACCCTGCTTGGAAGCACTTTGAAAACTTTCTTGAAGATATGGGAATAAGACCAGAAGGTTTATCTCTGGATCGTATAGACAATAACAAAGGGTATAGTAAGAGTAATTGCCGATGGGCTACTAAAACAGTGCAGGCGCACAACAAAACGGTGGAACATTCTACAGAGTTTACAGGAGTGCATCACTATAAAGCGAACGGCAAATACCAAGCATACGTAGCTAAAGATGGTGTTATGTACCACCTAGGTTACTTTGACACAGCAGAGTCTGCTGCTGTTGCTAGGGATGCAAAAGCTTTAGAGTTGTACGGCGCTGAAGCCTCTTTGAACTTCTGAACATTAGCCCCGCTCATGCGGGGCTTTTTATTGTCTAAAATAAATGTTGACATTAGATGCGCTTGTGTGTATTCTTATCTCAACAAACAAACAGGGGGAGAATTATGAACTTAAAAACTTTTCGAGTACATTACACTAAACATCAACTGAATCTGGATGGTAGTAAAGTCTACACCACTTCCGGTGTACATGAAATTGGCGCTATTGATATGTTAAATGCTGCAATGACTTTCGGGCAACAGTTCAGTGATTATCTAAATTATGAGATTTACATTAAATATATTGAACAAGTTTAAGGAGAACTTCAGCATGACTAAACAACAAATTCTAGCACAAGCTTGGGACTTATACCACGAACATAGTCAGCTTATTACATTAGGTGCTTGTATTCGTACTGTGTGCAGTCAGATGGCTACAAAAGAACATAAATGTTTAAGCACTCTTGACGGTAATCCAGCTTTGTGTTATTTTAATGAACATTATGATGATAAGTTTGAACAACAATATTTATTGGAGGGAATTTAATATGTTTATCCCTATTGTAATCTTAGCTCTGATGTTATACACTGTACCATCTGAAGCATCACAGAAAGATGTTACTGTGAAAGGTAAACCTGTTAAGACCGTTGTAATGAAGGATAAAGCTGGAAGGAAGAAAGTGTGTCAGATTATTATTGACAAGAAGACTAAACAAAAAGTTACTATTTGTAAATAACACAAAGGAAAAAGCCCGCTTATAGCGGGCTTTGTTTTATCTATAGATTGTACGTAAGAACCCGTGTCTATAATACTGAACTTGGTCGATGTCTTTCGACATCAAGTATTCAGTAAGTTCTCTCCAACATTTGATAGTGAATGTGCCAGAGAGTCCTTGGATGAATGCTGTTCTTCCGAAATATGAGATTGTTACCGCTGAGACAAAGAAGTGTTCATCACGACGTTCTTGTGTCCTATAAATCTCTACAATAACTTCTGCTGACATAACAATATCCTGTTGGGTTAACAACCGTTGTTAATTCTAAACTGAATATCTTCTTCCAGAATACGTCCAGCTACAGTTGTATATTGTAATGTCAGTGTCTCCGTAGTACCTACAGAGCCACCTTGTACCCACAATACAACAGCCCTACCTGCTGGATACTCATTACCATCAGAGTCAGTCACTACGTTTGTATTGGTAGCACAACTAACAACTGTTATAGTGCTACCAACAGATTGAGTGTATGTTACAGCAGAGATATTATCTTCTACAGCACGAATGAATACGTAGTCTAACTTTTCACTCGCGTCTTTCGTAATGTAGATCATTATAAAAGTTCCTTGACAAATTTAAATTTTAAGATAGAATACATGTTTAATCACAATAAAGGTAATCATTTATGAAAAAGTTGGTTTTTGGTGCTGGAATTAACGATGCTCTATATCACACTCAAGGGGTCGTGAACGGAGTAAAGGTAACTTGCCCGTTTTACGCTAAGTGGTATGAAATGATCAGGCGTTGTTATTCTGAAAGATACCAAGCCAAACAGCCTAGTTATATTACAGCTTCTGTATGTGACGACTGGCTACTATTTTCCAATTTCAGGGTTTGGATGGAAACTCAAGACTGGGAAGGTAAACAATTAGACAAGGATTTGCTTGTAGAGGGTAACAGAGTATATTCACCAGAAACCTGTTGTTTTATTTCTCAAAAACTTAACTGTTTCATAAAAGATACTTACCACAACCTAGAAGGGCGTTACAGAGGAGTCACTTTCCATCAGAGGATATGTAAGTACCATGCTCAGTGTAGTAACCCCTTCACCGGTAAACGTGGTAGTTGCGGATATTTCGATGATCCTTTTCTGGCACATCTGGCTTGGAAGGAGAGGAAACAACAACATGCAAGAGAATTAGCAGAGTTAGAAACTGATGAAAGGATTATCCAAGCTCTGCTAACTAAGTTCGATAATTAAATATCGAATAAACCCGAAGTGGTATTCACTTGGAATGTAGAGTTAGTAGAACTAACGGTAGCTGAGGTGTTGGTATCATTCAAGTCACCATAGCCGATGTATTGGTCAGTACCAGTCAATGAACCACCAGCACGTTTGAAGAAAGCTACGTACTTGGCAGTGAGCGATACGTTAGTACCGAAACTAATGTCAGCACAATCCCACAGAATCTTACCTGCTGACAATACTGAAGTCTTACCTGTCAGGACAACAGGAGCATAACCAGCATCAGCAATGACGTTAGCTGATACATCAGAATATTGCGTATGTGCTAAAGAAGGGGTGTAACCAGCGCCGAGCAATACAGCAACAATTGTGTCTGAAGCCCAGTTGATTTGGTTAGCGTTATCTGTCAACAGAGCTTCTTTACCTGTGTTGACTAAAGTGAAATTGCCTACGGCCATGTTAATTCCTTAATTGTTCATTACATAAATGTTGGTTGTTTGTTTGAACACGTATGTTCTGTTATTTTTATCTGTAAAAGTGAATACTCGCTCAACCGGAACTACAGGATATATGGTATCACCCATACTAAGCTGCTTAGAAACGATTTGCAACGCTTGTTTCTGCAGAGTTAATACAGTACCAGCTACGTTACTTAAAGTCTTTCCAGATAAGTTGTAGCTCGTTTTAGCGAGTGTCCCACTAAATGCTTGAGAGGTTCCTGTTATAATTCCTAGCTGCTTAGGTGTAAGAATCAGAGAAGATTTATTTAAGGTAACTTCTAGAGGTACTGCTGTCCCAGCTAACACCCCAAGCTGTTTAGGTGATACATTCAGAGCGGTTTTGTTAAGCTCACCTAAAAACGATACAGAAGTTCCTGTAACAAGTTGCAATTGCTTACTCTGTATGGTAAGATGCTGTTCATTGATTGACAACAAGTGACCAATAGAAATACCTTCTTGTTTGCCTGTCAAGGTAAGCGACTGTTTCTGAACACCGGCATTCCAACCGGCACTAACAGTAAGTGGTTTAGGTAATAAACCTAGGCTCTGTTTTCCTGTGGAAATAGAAGCTCCAGCGTTTACAGATAAAGCTTTGCTTGATACGGTGTATGCGTTTTTACCAAGTAATCCGGTAAACGAGACATTTGCTCCAACCGTAACCGACAGTTGTTTCCGTGTAGTATCGTAGGCATTTTTAGATAGGGTGTTTACATAGCCTAAAGTTAGCGCTAATTGTTTCAAAGAAACCACATAATTAGACTTAACAATGTCACTCTGCCAACCCGCAGAAACAGCCAATGCTTTTGCTGTAGATGTTAAACTTGTTTTACCTAATGTGCCTTCAAAAGCGATGCCAGTGGAGTCGAATATCCAACAATCGGGCACCGTGAAATTAGTCAATGTGCCTTGATTATTACCACTGACTGTTGGCAGTGTTGAGCCAGTACCGCCTGATAGGTTGGCGTCCCACTTTTCAGAGTTGGCAAGCCCTGTTACTTCGATGAACTCGATATCACCTTGCAGGTATGTAGTTAGATTGCTGGAACCTCTCCCGAATTGATTTAGCGTGGCGAAAGCCGTGTTAGTTGAAAAGGTGCCGCTGCTAACAGTTGTGCTAGTTAAATTGTCGAAAATATCCCAAGTGCCATCCGCGTTATGCGTCAGTGTAAAATCAAAGGGAACGCCTGACACAATTTGGCCATTCGCGCCACCATATCGAAGCGTTGACCCTGTATAAATCATTACCCTGCCGGCATTATTTATTACAAGGCCACTAATATTGGTATTGGCGTTAGTCCCTATAAACGCTGCAAGTCCTGAAGCTGGCCTTGTAACGCCAGCAGGGCCTGACTTTACCCGCATTGTATATAGCGACGTTCCGGCATTGCCGGTCATGCCGCTGGCAATGCTCACAATGTCGTTTACACCATCAAATCTTAAAGTGTATGGCATGTCACACCGCCTGAGCGGTAGCGCTCATGTTAAATGTTTCGTTCTTCATTCTCATTTCAACATAAGGTAAGTACGACCCTTGCCATTGGCAATGATACAACCCTACATCTTTTACGTTGTAGATATGATTTACACGTTGCCAGTTAGTCCATAATACGCCATCATAAGATTCTCTTACTTCTATACGTACTGAAGATTCGGTAGGTAGTGGTTGTGTTACATTAACTAACACCGTCCTACCTTTACCTGCAATCGGAGTATATGATCCATCAGAAAGTAATTCAGGATTGCGAATTTTAATCACATCAATTAGCGTTACATCAGGGAACGTGTAATACTCTTTTGTGGCAAGCTGAATAATAAAGTCATACTCGGCTTGAGTACAAATATTATTAGCTTTACCTTGATCTAACATATATTTAATTTCAGGTAGAGAAACATTGATCGAATACGATGGTGAAGAAAGATATTCCGGTCTCAAAGCCTCAACCCAAGCAGCTTTAAGTGTTGGTATCAGACAAGCGTTAATTCTATCACGTAATCCACGAGCAAGCATTGAAACTAAGTGTAAAGTTTCACCATAGGCAATTTTGGTAAGTTGTGTGTATTTTTTATTCTTTACAATCTCAAATACTTGCTCATTAGTGAGACCATTATAATCTGACTTAGAAAGTTCTTCAGTTAACGTCATTACTTGTCCTCAATAGAATCTGTTGTTATCATCCTTAACCAAGCTCCAATCGTCGCAATCACAACAAATACAATCCCATAATGCTCTCCAAGAACGTCATAAAATAAGTGTAAGTTGTATTCCAAGATACCCATGAAGGCTAAAAGCATGTTGAATAAAATCGTCTTACTCTTTTTAAGCTTAGTAAGGAAGCTTTTAGTGAATATTTTTCCCATAGGAATGTTCCTATTTCAAATAGCGGATATAACGCTCTAGGAAGCGCTACAATGAATTATCTTGTAGAGGGAATATGAATGTATAGGCAGGTTATTAAGATGGCTTAGGATGCGTTATAGAGCGTTTTACGGAATCTCTCCGTTAGTGAGATAATAGCGAATTACATCACCACGTTCCATTTGTTCGGCATGACGCTTAGCACGATTAGGGGTTTGCCTAGCCCACTTACTATTTAACATCTCTTTAGCCGCCAAGCTGAAGTCTCCATTACTCAGAGCCATCCACATCTTTTGAAATTGTGATACGCCAGATAAACCAAGCTGATATGCCATAGAAATAAGAATTGCTTGTCTGGCTTGATTGCATTTAGACCAAGCACTTGGATAACGTGACATAAGGGCGTAGGATAGCTCACGGATCTTTTCTTTGACGAAGATAATTTCTTTTTCTTTTGTTGTAACTTCGTTTGTTAAAGGACCACCCTTCTTACCGATAGCTCTACCATAGCCGATGGTAGGGACGCCTTCAGTACATCGGTAAACGTGTTGGTGAAACCCTTCTTCGATAGTAATTACATTCTCTGCTGTCTTAGACATGGTAATTTCCACTCACTTTTGTATGTGAGAGCAAGTAAATATAATTGCATCATCACGATTTGTATTGTTGGGATATAATGATATATTGGAGATTTGTATTCATGAAAGAATTCAAAAAGAAAAACAGAAGAATACATCAAACAAATAATACCCGCCCACCTAAAATCTGTACGATTAAATTTAAAACAAACAATAGCCAGTAATACATTCAGTACAATATGTCTAAAATAATAAAACTGGCTACCGGATAACCAAAACAAATATTCAGAGAAGAACATGCAACCACTAATCAGCATCATTAGCTTAACATCATCGTCTTTAGTCAACAAAAAGATGACGCAAATAAACAATAAAGTAATTAGTGACATACTATCTCCTTAAGTTTCTTGTTTTGGTGGATCTTCTTTTTCTGGCGGTTCTTCTTCACCGGGCATAAAACAATATTTATCTTTGAGTATACACACTTCCTTTTTCGTTGTCAACAAATTATTTAGATTGAGTTCTTTCTTTCTGTAGAGCTGTCTGTACCGCCATCTCTTTTTGGATCTCTAAGACGGCGGCAAGAACGTGTTTTAAGTCTACTTTCAACTCCTTCTGTTCAGCTCTAATTGGTTCAATAATTTCTTGTACCATTTTCTTAGCCTCCTCAGAAGTAATAAACTCTTTGTGAGCTGTCTCTAGATCTTTAATCTTGCTATCTTGTTTGTTCCAGATGTAGCCAACTAAAGCAACAGCTCCATACCACCCCCACTGTCCAAACTTCACCATAAATACTTCAAAACTCACCCTTAGCTCCTTTAATTACTGTTTTACCGAGATATAACCAAATCCCTTCTGGGGTGGCTTTGTAACATTTATCTAATCTGATACCCAAACATTCTGCAATGTATTCCGCACACTGATAACGCTTATCTACTGAAAGATTGAGTCGGAAAGCTAAACCAAAAACACCAAAGTAGTCATATCCACAACCAAGCAATGATTTAGCTGTTGTGTACACTCTATCAGCATCAACAACAGTTACTTCGATAATTTCCCAATCACTTCTGTAACGCTTTTTGAATTCAGCAATAGGGGTTTTAACAACCCCTTTGAACGCAGCAGACTCATACACATAATCGCCAGCAACTAATCCAATGTGACTCCAGCGACTGTCAGTAACTGCTTTGATTGCATAACTGAATGGGTTCTTTCCTTTACCGACAATCAATCTAACAGTTTGCATATTTTATCCTTGATGAAACACTTCAAACGTATCAGGACGAAAAGCCAGCTTGTAGCGAACATGCCAGTACAGCTTGCCGATAACATCTGTTGGAATTTCTGGTAGAGTGCCGCCTGTCATTTTCTTTAATGTTGGTGCTGCTTCTTTACCGAAGGCATCAAACATTGCTTTAAAGTCACCTTTGTATTTTTCAACAATCAAGCGTTGTGCATCAGACCAAACGTAAACTAACTCCCAGTCTTGATAAGTTTCTGTAGCTCCGCCTGCCGACTTTTGCTTGGTCATGTAGATATGCCATTCGTCATCTGTATCTGCGTTGATACCGACGGCGCATTTAAAGCCGCCACTTATAAAGTTAAAGTCTGCACCATCTGGTTTATAGCCTTTCATAAAGCACCTCTATAAATTTCTGTTTCTAATATCGGAGAATTTAGTATTTGGTTTACGCGGTCTTCTGTTAGAATTCCGGCACCACGTAGGAAAAATAAACCATTCTTAAAATCATCACGATTCAAGTCAACATGATAACCGGTATTAAGTAGGTCTATAAAGTCTTCAGCATAACGATTAGTTTCCGCCAGAATTCTTATGGCTATACGTTCTTCTGCTGTAAATCTTAACTTTGCAGCTAAAGGGGTTATTTTACGTTCTAGGGTGTTTAACACCAGTTGTGAAGTATTCAAAATCATACTTTCACCTTACTGTAATATACAAAAGTTGCAGGAGAACTACCGTTAGTTAGTGCTATTGGTGTACCAGCAAATAAGTAATTATTTCCTTCTTGAACCAACGCTTGATTACCAACATTAGAACCATATAGCCAATATTTTGACCCAATCTTAGTTAGTGTAATTGCGCCAACTGCATTACCTGCACCAGTATACACGGGATGTGCCTGCCATTTCTGCCCATCTACTGATCTAGTTGTACCACCAAAGAAATACACACCATCAAAATATTCAACGAACCCTGATGGGTTTATGTTAGTTAAATTTAACGCATCTAACCTTGTCCAAGTAGACCCGCCAGTAGACTCAAAAAGTTGTCCGCTTGTAGGATTAGAATAAAATTTCCCGTTGGCAAAAGAAACAATATTATTGAGTGGAATATTGCTGGTTACTGTTGCAGGGGTAAAAGTTGTAAAGTCCGTAGTTGTTAATACATGATTAGTTGAAGGGTTGTTATTGCTAACACCTAGTACGTACACTGTGCCGTTAGACGCTACAGAACGTATTCCTATATTTGGTGACAATGTTCTTGCTGTGTAAGAAGTGCCGTTTGTGGAGGTAGTGCAAATACCACCACTGGAAGCTAAACCAACGGCTACGACAATTGACCCAAAAGCTTTTATTTGGAGATACCTTGTTTGTGTAATATCGTAGTTAGGGTGTTGGTATCTTTGTGTCCAACTGGTTAAGTCAGTAGAAGAATATATTCTACCACCAGTTGTTGCCGCTACCCAAATAGAGCCAGACGAGAAGTATTCAATACCTGCAATTCGGTCTCCTGCTTCACAAGGAAATAATTGCTCCGCCGACCAAGATGTGCCAGCATTAGTGGACACTCGATATTTTACTGCGGGTGTTCCATAAACACCTATCAGGGTGTTTCCGTTACCGTAAAGGGCTGAAGCCAAATCAGAACCGCCAAAATTGATATTCAATTCAAAAATAGTAGCTCTAGTATTTGAGTAAAAATTGTTATCGAATTTGGCTGTATCGGTTTCAATGTAACCAGTTCTTAAGTATCTAACACCTTCTACGGTAATGTCTGCTTGTGTAGTAAATGGGAATGGTACTAATGAGCCACCTACGACACTACCACCACCAGAAGCTGCTTTTAAACTAATAGGCATTTATACCTCCCACTCCGTACCATTCCATACAAAAATAATTTCAGCCTCAATGTCAAATAAAACACTAGAGTCTGTCCCCAGACTTGTTTTAATTACCACGGTACTACCGAAACGTTGAATCGTAGGAACAACACCTAATTTCTTTGTGAATGTTACTTTGTCACCAACAGACAATGTTGCTGTGTCTGGTAACGTAATTGTTGAAGCTGTTGTGATATGATATGTCCAACCAGCAACAGTATTTGAGTTAGCGGATAATACTTTATATTTATCTCTAACTAATGAAGCCTTACCTTGACCAGCCATTAGAAATTACACTCCCATACAGTCCCTGTCCATGTAAATACAAAACGGGAATTTGTGTCTAATACAAATGAATCATAATCCGCCACATCAGCGGCATTATTGCCCACTCTAATTTGTTCCGTAGAAATGTTATTACACTGAACTGTTACCACATTACCGGATGCTTTGTATACTTCTACTTTACTGCCAGCAGCTAAGCCAGAAGTGGAAGGCAATGTCTGAGTAGTGTTACCGGTAACAATATTGTTCTCACCAACAATCAATGTGCCTGAGGTAGACAGTACTTTAGCTAGACTAAACATCTGCTGAACTGTTCTACCACCAGTAGTGTCGATAGACGACGCTGGGTGAGCATTAGCTGCTGTACGGAAGGTCAAACCTCTGTGGTCAAATGCAGCAGCATCTGAGTTAATCACAGTGACCATTGTTGTGTTGTCTAACTTCACACGGAAGGTAGCTGTGTAGGTATAACCATATTCTGTTACAGGAGCAGGCAATACTTCATTGTTAATACTTCCGTATGCAATCAAAGCGCCTGTGTTATCAAACAAACCTACTTCACGTAATGTAGCACCACCAAATGTACGTGGGATTGAACCGCTCACCATAATTACTGTTGGGTCTGCTGTGTCAACAACAGGGAAACTACATCCAACTCTCAATACTTCATTTACTAATGCAGTGCGTGTAGCAATAACACTAGGAATGCTACCACCACCATCACCAAACGCAATATGAGAAAGCGTTACAGGAACCATCGGCGTAGCCGCTAGTAACTTAGTTCTCCCTGTATTGGTTAAAATTGTTGCCATCTATATTTCCTTTACACAGGGTTAGATTCAATATTCTTTATGAATGAGTAAGCCACGCCAGCATAACCCATTGTATCGTTACCTAAGTCGAGTTTCTTTTCAAATACTAAGTCAACAGCAGCAGGGACAGTCTTGCGAATTGTAGGAGCTTTTGATACATACTCGGCACCAAGGATTTCTAATACAACTGCGGCTGGATATTGTTCTGAATACTTGATTGTAGTAGCACCAGTAATTTGTTTAGCTGCTGCTAACACTTCTTCCGGCGTACCTGATGAGTTATTGATGAAGATTTTAGTAATGATAGCACTACGATAATCTTCATCATTTCTACCTTGACGAAACTCTTGAACTTCTTTACCAATTACATCCAGAGCATAGCCAAAAGCAGTATCAATCCCCAATGATTCAAGCAGAGTGAAATATTCATTCTCCACTTCCTGAATCTGTGTATGGAATATCTCAACTACTTTCTGAATGTTTGGGCTATTTCTGAATTGATATAAGAGTAAGTTTTTGGCTTGTTCTACATGATTTGTTATTTTTACTGGGTACATAATATTTACCCTGCAATTACTGTGATGCGACTAACATCAAATACCGCTTCATCTTTTCTACCGATAGTTGTAATACCGCTAGATAATACTGGAGTATCAGTAGGTGCTGATGTTTTACCAGCAGTGACAATCAAATTACCGATACCACTTACTTTAGCGTAGATAGCACCCATGATACGCTGAGGGATAACATCTTCATTAAGTCCGAGAGCATCACCATATTCTTTAACTGCAAGAGCGATTTGTGCTGCACCATCAGCAGGGAATAATTCTTCACTGTATAACTGATACTCTACTCGAACATGAATATATTGATCTACAGGTCGAGAATAGAATATAGTTTGTGTTTGATTCTGTGAGTCAGTAATAGCTGTTGAGGTATTACCAAACAACTGAATACCTGCGGGCTTTGTATTCCATACAGTGTTAGCAACAGCTAAGTCGCTGCCACCTTTAACAGTGCATTCAATACTCTTAGCTGGTAATCCATTAGCGTTTGTGGTATTAGTCCAGTTTTCTTCTACTACTGCGCTTACAACACCTTCGGTAGATGTTAGTGCTGCGAAAATAGCGTTGACTGTAGCCTTACCTTGACCACCCACAGAACCATAGAATCTAGTACGCAACTCTGCGTCGGTCTCTTGCGCCCTACCTGTTACCCATTTTTGATTGTTTGTAACTGTAATAGACGGTAGCGTGGTAACTAAATAATTCAGTGTGTTCGCTTCATAATCTTCTGTATTAGCAACTAAAGCTTCAGCAGCAACAGAGCCTGTAACATTGAAGATTGAGAGATTGGTAGAAACAGCAATAGAAAAATCTGATTGACTTGTTAACTGTAGTCGGTTAGAATTATTACTAACGACAATGTTGGTCAGCGAAGATAACGCTGTTTGAAACAATGTAATAATTTCAGCAGCAGTAGCCGTACCATCAGATACAACTGAATACACTACACCATTTACAGATAAGGAATATGTAAAGTTATTGGCAACAGTAATGTTGATATTAACATTTTTTACAGCAGAGCTTGTCAAGGTTAATGCAGATAAAGTTTGAACAACATTGCCTGCTAAATCTTTTACTTGTGTGCCGGAATTGATATTAGCACCTAATGCACCGGTGAATTCTAATGTTCCGTAAGCCTTCACAGCTTGTAGTCGAGTGAGTCTTGCTCTGCGTACAATACGTTCTAACGCTACGCCAGTTGCCGTATCTGGATCACCAGCACTCCATTGCGCTGCTGCCAGTTCATAAAGTTCCGATACTTTCAAGCACCAGATTCTATTTAAAATACCAATGAGTGAGTCATCACTCATATCAAAATTAGGATTACCTGTTGCTGTAATGAAATCACTTTGAACATCAGCTATGATGTCTTGATAACGCTTCAGGTCATACCCAGTTGTTGTAATTGACAATCTCTTATCCTCACAGTAATTCTATTGGCTGGATATTGAATTGGAATGTAACACCCTCGGTAGTGGTTGCTACAAAAGAAGCCGTATATACACCGGTGCTATCCAGAATAGATTCATAAGCATCTAGTGTTGACACACCAACGGTGTCTGTGATTTCATCAATGAATACTGTATCAACCACTTCTTTCTGTGTCTTACCTAGAACAGTGCCGAAGTAATCAATACCTAATGTTGTATCTTTGAAGTATTCACCACGATAACGCAACAACCGGATCTTAATCTTCTGGGCGACGCTCATAGCATTGTCTGTTGTCAATACAAAATCATTGAAATCTATATCGTGCGCTGATGTTAGTTTGATGTCTGCCATTATAGACCCTTAGATGATGGGCCATTGCCCTGCTGAGCTACCAGAACCAACGTTTGCTTTGGCGTTATCTTTGATGTGATTGACAATAGCTTGTGCTATTGCATCAATTGCTGCGTTATTTGTTATTTCTCCATTGTCTACGTCAATAGCGTCAACGGCGGATTTAATTGCAGCGGCAAGAGAGGAAGCATTCATTGCCATTCTAAGTCTCCTAATATATTAAAGCCATTGGCTTATTTTGTCAACAGCTATTTTTTGAATGAGTCAAGCTTAGCTTTTAAAGCTAAAATGTCTGGTTTTGCGTTGAGTGGTGATAACCCATAATATGTATTGACTGTGGTATTTGCTATCGTATTGACAATATCACTCAACAAAGCAATCAGTTCTTCTTGGTCATTGTACACTGAATACTTAGACTTCGTATGTATCTCTACATTACCGTCTTCTTTCAGTACCAATTTATTGTCTTTGAACTTCAGAACAACATCTTTTGGGTCTGGTTGTAAATGACTATTTTTTGTGTACAATCCAACAACAGCAACAGCATCGCTCATGTCGTGCATACGTTGCGTTGGTTCTGTTACTGAACTACCATCACCCTCTAACCATTCTTCAATGTTACGCATCGAGAATTCAAGCCAAACTGTATCACCAACTTGAATTGGGAATGATAACAACCCTCCACCAGCAGAAGGGTTAATCACAGGAACATTGAATATCTCAGGACACTCACTCACTTGTCCATCAGAATGCTGCATATCAATTGTAGGACGAACAGAAATAATATTCTTACTTTCGTATTCAGAATTGTCAGTTACAATAGCTGGAAGTCCAGTGAAGATTTGTGACTGCAATGATTCCAAATGACTTTTCATAAAAGCTTTTAAGCTCATGCGATCTCCAATACTATTTCACTGTCCCATCCACCACCGTCTAAATAAGACAATCGTGTATCAACTGAAATTACTTTATACAAACCTTTGTATTGACCTTGTGTGATTCTGATAAGCTGACCTATCTTAATACGATGGTCTAAGAATGTTACCAACTTGAATCTTGCAGGAGTTTCAACTGAAGGAACTTCTTGCTTTGATTCTTGTTCTGGTTCCATTGACTTCATCAGGTCAGCATTAATGTCATACTGCACAGTGAATTTATTGAATGTACGAGGATGAATGTATAACTCGTTTAATGTGATGTACCAAGAATAATTAAATTGCTCACATACTTTATCTAACAACTGAGAAGACAATCCTTGGAAACTATAACCACCCTTAGCCACAGTTTCTGCTGGAGATGGTAACGAATCTAAGTTCTTAGCTTTTGTTTCCAGAAAGCCAGTGGCAATCCCTTGCTCTTTCATTGCGCCAGCAATATCCGTAAGGATTTGAGAATACTTTGTATTTGGGGGCCAAGCAAAAGATACTCTCGAAGTCTTTAATTGAACGTTACTATCTACACACTGTATCTCTGTAACAATATCCGTACCTTGTTTTCTACTAAAAGCTTTCTGAGATGTTCCAGTGAATACTATACCAACATCATTACCATACCCAGCTTCAAGGATTACGTAAGCATTCTTTCTTTCAAGTTTAGCTCTTGTTTCTTTTGAAGCGTTGAACACTCTGATGACTGATGTAGCTACATCACCTTCTTTAGCTGCGCTGTTAATCTCAGCAGTCATGTGTAAGTTGGTGATCATTACGCTATCACCACCGGAGGTGGTTTTGGTCTGATTGGCAGTGTCTGTAGAAACGCCTACAAGGTTCCCTGTTGCATTATCTTGTTGTAGGAATACGGTAGGGTGGTATGTCTGCTGTAAAGCGCTCAGGGGGCTTCCTGAAGCGTTTGGTGAGGCTTTCCATGCCGTAGAATAGCCTTGTTTAATATTCGCTGGTGCAGACCCACCCGTATACGTGACTTTCTGTTCAATTACACTCAATCGGTAACTGCGGTCAAACACCAGTGACATTAGAACACTCCCGCTTCTTCTGTGTTAGTGAGATAAACAAACTCATACTTCAAACCCTGTCCAAAGTTATTACGTCCAAGGTCTTCAACACTATCTGTACTATTCACAATATAGATATTACCACCCAGAGGGTTATTAGATAATTGCTTTGTTGCGCATACACCGAAGCAAAGCTTAACACCATCCATCAACGTATTCTTGTTTACATCAAGTAAACTGAAATACCAAGAGGATTCTCTTGTGTTCCATTTCATTACGGAGTAGAATATCTGATTGTTTAAGCTGATACGTGTTTCAGAATAAGCATCTGTCGGAACAAATATAGATAAAGCCATTACGTTGCTCCTGCTACAGCGTCAGGAGGTGTTGCACCACCAAGTAACTCAGCAGCTTTCTTCTTTGCAGCATCTACATCACCTACTTGTTCACCGATTGCGCGCCACATACTATCATCTCTAGTTTTAGTGCTGGACTTGCTCCCACTATCTTTCTTTTCAGCAAGTCCATCAGCTTTCGCTTTTTCTGCATTCACGGTATCATCAGAAGATTCACCAGCCACCTCAACTAGAGATGCTTTAGCTTTATCAACAATCCTGACTTGTTCAATTGATATATTAATGCGCCAAGAACCTAGTCCTTCAACAACACCCTTAGTGCCACTAAAGTCTGTAAACAAACAGTTCTTGTATGGAGATAAACGATTGTCTAAGAATACAGTGAATAGTTCACGAGATTTACGTAAAGCATCTAAGCCTTGGATATAGTCTTTAATACCTTTTTGTGGAGAGTTCTTAGTGAGATTGACAACCTCGGTGATTACACCAGATAATGTAAAAGTAGAATTTTCAACAACGGAATGATCTGTAATAGAAGCCCCCGATTCAACGGGGAACTTCGTATTAGTGTTTCTATGTTGAAATCCTACATCAGTAGTAGCGGTTAGCTCAAAGACATCACCAGCTTTTGTTTTGATGTAGAATACAGCCATTATCTAGCTCCCACTGCTTGTAAATCAGTCATTCGCTCTAATTCCTTCTTCACACTCTCTCCGGCTTTCTCTGGGTCAGGTGAATTGATCGTAATACTAATTTGACCACCAATAGTATTTTTAGAATACCAAGAAGTATAGTCTTTCAAAGCCGATATAGATAAGTCCCACGAAGTCTTAGCGAAACCTTCGAGGACAGCCAACACTGTTGAACCATGTTCTGTTTGAGAGGCATGTGGTGTGTTTACACCGAGCTGTTCACCGAAACGGTAGAATGGGTTGTTCGTCAGAATACTGTCGCCTGTGGCAAGTTTAGCATCTTCAGCACTACCCATACCAAACATTAACCTACGTTGTGCGTGTTTCTTTTTACTCTGTTCATCTGTCCAACCTTTATCGTCAAACAAACCAACAACGTCATCATCAAAGTATGCCCTGATTTCATCTAAAGCACCAATGATTAAAGTAAGAATCATTAGCGGAGTCTTGAATGCAGCACCCATTACTTTAGCTAACAGACTCATGTTTTTAGCAATCAATGGAATACCAACCAGAAGACCAGCAAGAGGGTTGTCAACAAACCATCCGATAGTTTGACCTACTGACTCTACCGCTCTTAGGAATGTAGCAAACCACTGTGTAGCTACTTTAACAACAACGGATAAACCATCAAACACTTTCTTGTATATTCTACCAAGACGTTCTAGTGTGGCTGTGTTATCTTCTACAAGTTTAGTGATAGTCTTGTAGAAGTTCTTCAGACCTTCAGTGAAACCACCTTTGTCTAAGTTCTCAGCAGTAATTACTGAGAAAGCGGCTTTCATACTGTCTTCGACGTTACCTAGTTTATCTAATGATTTAATGTAAGCACCGTTAACGTCTAACAGGTCTTCCATAGCCTTAGTAAATGGTAGTATGTATTTCATACCCACTTTACCTTGAGCCATCATTTCAAACAATTCTTTAGATGTTTTACCTGTAGCTTTTTGTAATGCTTGCATAGCTATCGGCAGGTGATCACCTAACTGGCCAGTAAGTTCCTCTGCTCGAATGCCTTCTTTACCGAACATTTGAGTTATTGCTTTAGTTGTTAAAGCTAATTCACTCTGAGACATTTGTAAAATCTTGCCTGATTTGGTGATTGACTCAAACGCTTGTCTGGTTTGATCTAAATTGAATTCACCTTTCATCGCAGCACGTAACTTAACAAAGTCTTTGGTAGTATCTTTAAGAGACAAGCCGTTCTTAATAATAATACCTTTCAAGTATTCAATGTTTGATGCTGTTTCTTCTGAGCTGGATGATACAGCAGATAAGCCTGCACCCATAGCATCTAACGCCTTCACTTGCTCTTTGAAATACGTAGTGCCAGCAAACAAAGCATACAGACTAGCATACTCTCGCACCATGTTGCGTGTAGAGTCCTGTAAGCTACTCATTGCAGCAGCAGCACCTATGCTATGTCTACGCTGTTTCTCAAGCTCATGGTTCATCCTAGACAGTTCTTTTGTCACTGTTCTAAGCTGATCAATATTGCCCGATGCAATAGCTGCGTCAATCTTAGCACCACCAAGAGGACGATAACGTTCTACATCTCTTGCAGCACGAATGAATGCATCAGCACCTTTCTGTGTAGTTTGTTTCTGAGCGCCTTGAAGTAATGAAGCTTGTTGCTGAGAGGTGTAATTCTGAAAACCACCACCCTTCTTGATTGCATTGAATGTATTGTTTGTGGCAGAACCTGTTGGGCCAGTCATCAGCGTAGCTACACGGACATTAGATTCTTTTAAATCCCTGTTCAGTTTAATTACACTGGCACGAATAGCTTTAATCTTTTCTAATGAACCACCACGAGCCGCTTGTCTTGCTGACAATAAAGCTTGTAATGCTTGTTGTCTACCTTCTGGGCCGCTAGACTTCAAATCACGAAAAGCTTGCAGGTTAGTAAGAGTACCTAACGACCTACGTTTACGTAAGCGCTCATTGGCAATACCAAGAGCAGACTGGTCGGACTGCATCTTACGATAGTAATTCCCCATCGCTTTGAGCTGCGGGTTTTGTTCATTGTTTAGTAAAGCTCTTACCGCTTGTTGCCGCTTAGCGGATTCAATAAAAGACTGTGAAGGATTTTGTGAAGGCGCAGATTTATTGTTTAAGCGATATAAAGCTTCTTGTCGTTCAAGAGCTTTCTTTTGTGTTTTCTGTAAAGCTTTCTCAACAAGGTTGAAGTCTTTAGCTTTTTGCTTAGCGAGCTTCTCTTGAAGTTTAATTTGTGCTTTAACATGACCATCCTGTAATGCAATAGATTGTTTTACAGTTTTCTTCTCAATGTCTTCTTTCTTCTTAGCTGTTGTTTCAGCAACCTTCACAGCGTTATCGGATATTTGCTTCTCAGCCTTCAATCCGTTCTTAACACGTTTAGCGTCTACTCCAACAGCCAGCTTTTCTAACGATTTATGTAAATCTTGAATTTGAGATTTAATCTTTGTTGTATCAAATCCCAAGCTGACAATAAAATCTTCAATTGGGCTGGACATTATTTCTCCCGCAATTTAGCATCCTTACGATATGCTTCTTCTTTTGTATATTTGATTGTCAGATATTCTCGTAGTTTCAAGCATTCAATATAAGTGTATGTGTGCATTAAATCCCACGCACTCACTTTGAATTCAGTCATTTCAGATATTTGATAAAAGAACCAATCTTCATCATCAAGAAGGGTTCCTTTATTTATTTCAGCCAATACTTTGTTTAAGTAGGGCTGGTCATGCTCTGAAACTTCTCTTGAAAACGAGAAATTAAACCCTTTCCCTTGAATAGACTCCCGTAGTTCTGTTCAATAGCAAAGGCTACTAATTCAATCAAGATTTCGTATTGACCTACAATAATGTCAGCCAGTTTAACTTGAACACCATCTTTCAATAACTCACCTAATAGGCGATTGAAGATCATATCTTCTAAATTAATCTGGTCAATTTGTTGTAGTAACAACAAAGCCATTTCACGGAACGTTTTAGGTGCTCCGTGAAATACATCATCATGTCGTGAAGCATCAAATGATTCACCCACTAATGGTAACAACACTTTAGTTAATTCCATCTGAGTTCTGAAACCACTCAGACCGTCTAACATTTTAATGTGATACTTACTTCCGTTAATATCAATACTACGTAAATTACTTGCTGGCATTTGCATTTGAAAGTTCTCCTTTGTTCATTACGAGAATACTGATGTAATCTGTTTTCCAACAGACTTCACAGCTTCACCTACTTTACGGAATAGGATTTGCTCATTCGTCAGTAATGAATCATCTAGTTTAATGTTCTGGTTAGGTTGCATATCTATACAATAGATAGACCATGTTGTAGCACCAGCCATGTTCGTATAGGATTGGTCTGGGTGCTTTTGAATGAATGATGATGTTGACTTCCAACTCACCATTAAGTTATAATCTGTGAACACTAATTGAGGAAGCTCAATAGGTTTTCTAGGGTCTTGCATATTACGCTGAATATCTAACAACCATTTGTTGTTCTGACTCATTTGAAGCAGAGTGAATGTTACAACAGCATCTTTGTTTGTTTGTCTCTGTAACGCGGTGTTACCATCAATACCTTTAACCACACCAATGTTATCAGCAGCGTAAGAGATGTTCACCATTTGGTCTGGAGCAAATTCAGTTATCGGCTGATTACCTAAAACTAAAGAAACTAATTGAGGGTTGTAGGTAGTTACAGATCTGTCTTTGAATAGTGACCATCCACTACCGCCAAAATTAAACATCATTTACCTCTTAAACAAGAAAGCCCCGACAAGCGGGGCTAATTATTCTTAGCCTACACCGAGTAAATCAGCAGCGGCAGCTACTTGTGAAGCAATGCCCAAGGCTTGAGTGATTTCACTGTTAGAAGATACAGGAATCATGTTAGACACGAAGAATGTCCATGTTTTAGCGTTCTGACCATCTGACAAGGTTACAGGTGCGGCAGTTTTTAAATGTGCATCTCGACATTCGTACAATGTGGAACCTGAAGGATCAACAATTGTCATATTCTCACGAACAATATCATCGTCGCGTTGCTGTGCAGAGTAAATGTTTGATAAGTACAGATTAGTTTCTGCATTCTGCAACAAAGTGATCGTGACCATTGCGGTATAGTTAGCAATCTTGGTCAGAGCCACATCACCTTGTGCGCCTACAACTTCATCAGTTAAATCAGAATTAGGTGTGATTGTTACAAACTCACCATCTGCAAAACCGTAGAAAGGTACACCACCCCAAGCAATACGTACAGCCTGTGGGCTGTAAGTTTTAATATAAGCCATTATTTACTCCAAATTAAGCGTTAAAAGAAATTGCCAGTGTGCCTGTAATGTCAATCAATTCGATTGAACCAGACAGCTCAGCTTTGAAGTAACCTTCATCCAACAGACCTAGGCCTTTCTTAGCAGCGGATACGTCACGCTCATCTGGTAAAGTGATTAAGTAGTTGTCATTGATGAAGCCACGGCGAACAAACAGGTCTAATGTTTTAGCAATAGTAGAACGAACAGCGTTGATGCCGTTGTTGTTGTATGGCAGCTTACCACCTTTCTGAGACAGCAACAGAGCAGTCAGGTTAGCTTTCATTTCGTTCTCTAAAGCATCACGACCACGGATGTTGTCAATGCGCTCACCACCAGCAACCAGACCACCACGAGTAGCATTCTGACCACCTTCTAAACGAATGAATGTGGCATTACGAGCAGACAGGTTATTCTGTTGTGTTTGTGTCAGGACATTACCATCTACGTTTTGTGATGGAGACAAAGCTACTACGTTGTTAGTCCAAATTACTGAACCAGCATCGAATGGAGCGTTGTGACCCACGTAGTTTAATTCCACGAAGTCTTCATCAGCACGTTGATGATATAAACCGAATGTACGGAAGTAACCAGCATCTGACAGCTTACCTAAGATGTCACCTGATACAGCAGCACCTTTAACGTAAGTACCGTAGTTAGCAGCACCTTCAACTGCAACAGCATATAACTTAGCACGGGCTTCCACATCAGCAGCCATAGCCAATACCCAAGCTTCCGAGTGGTCTTCTGAAGCAATGAAGTAGCAATCTGAGTCTGCGTCCAGAACACGTTGTAACGCAGCAGAAGCTGTTGCTGTAGATGTGTAAGAGTCAGTCAGATTTAACAGCGCTGTTACGGCAAATTTGTTAGTGCCAGTAGGGGCGATTGTCACAACACTTGTTGCTGAAGTAGCAGCAACTAATGCACCTACAGCAGATGCTTCAACGGCAGCGGCGATTGCAGTGGCAATTGTAGTTGTTGTATCTGAACCGGTAGCAGTAACAGAAATATTAGCTGATACCGCACCTGATGCGATTGTGAAACTAAATACTTTGCCGTTTGCTACAGAATCAACTGTAAGTTTTAAATCAGCTTCAATCTGACCAACTTTGAATGACTTACCAACTGGAGTGTTAGCGAAGAACTGTGTTGCTGCTTTGTATACACTGTGAGTGGTAGGGAATACTTGACCAACAGATAAAAGATTAGAATAAGCGGTAACTACTTCTTGTGTGAAGCGGTGTTTCGCTAAGAATACCGGAGTACCATAACCCTGACGGCTAACAGTAACACCTTGTAAAGAGATGGTGACATTTGCAATGTCGTTAATAGCACCAGCCATTATTAAACCTCGTTAGTGTTTATGTTTATTAAAATAGGATCAGGGTCAATGAAGTGATCATGTAGTTCCCCGTTGAGAATGATTTGTACGATATTACCTTCAGAATCAATTTCGAGAACATCTCTGAATGTAATGTCAATAACTATTGTGGATAAATCAACCCACTCTGTTTGACGCTGTATCATCCCTCGTTTTACTTCATTAGAAATCTTGAACAATCTACCTCCTGTGAGGTCAGATACTTTATTTCTGAAGTAAGATGTTGTGAGGGCTTTATGAAGACTTAACGCTATACTGTGAACATCGTCTGTCTGTCTTCCGACAAAATCTATTACGAACTTGACAATGTAATCAGTCTCGTATAATCTGTTACCATTGTCTGCGTACTTTTCATTGACCAGCTCAGCACCACCCCAGAAGGAAGCATTGAGGAAATCAACTAAGCAATAAGGGTAAGGTAAATCAACGGCTGGTTGATTTGTAGATGCTCTATCTGTAGAACGTTTCTTTATTACGGCTGGAACTAATTGTCCAACATTAGAAGATGATTTGATTTGAGCTAATCGTGGACCAACAACTTGTTTTACTAAGTTGATAATACCGTTTTGTTGTGTGTTGATATTAAGACTGTTGGTATAACTCATAACTTAGTCTTCCTTACCAACAAGAATTCTCTGTGGCGAATACGTGGAAGTTGCACTGACCAATTACGCTCTTGAATTACTTTGTATCGCCAACCATCTAACTCCACTTCATCACCAGTAAAACCAGTCTTTTCATTATCGGGTTTTAGTTCTGACTTAGTGAAGAATACTAAGACATCTTCAATCTTAACACCTTCTGGTAATACTTTAGCTACTTCACCTTTTTGTACGTTAGGTATTGGTTGCCAGTTACCTGTAACACTGAATACTTGTTTCTGTGTCACTACAACGTTACCATTGTCATCAAGAGCTTGTTCGCCATACCGTGTAACTCTAACAGAGCTTGTATTAAGTAGTCTCATAGTGTATTCACCGTCCCTCTCCAACTAACTTTCCAAGCGAAGTTATCAGCTAACTCAGATGTATCAATCAATGGTGTTTCATTAGTAGTTACCCAGAGGACATCTGGATTACCGAAGATTTCATTAGCGGAATGAACAGCCCACATACCGAACTTGTCAGCTAGGTGGTCATTAGTGAAATTAGGATTATTCACATAATCACACAACCAGCTATTTAATAATTTCTTGAAGCTTCCTGCTTCCATTTGACCTACGATTGTGTCTGAGTAGTTATATGATTTCTCAGCACCAAGCACAGGTCGAACATACACACCAACGCCATGTTCGTGTATACGCATTAATTCAGTGTAATGTAATTTGGATGAAGTGTGTATTCCTTGTGACTGGAAATAACCTACTTCAATCTTCTGCCTGTTCAGTTTCTGGAGTTTTGCTACCAGCTTTGCGAGGTTTCCGTTTCTCTTGAACGTTACTTTGCTCGTCATCGGTACTCCATTCTTTCACTTCACCAGTAGTGTTATCCACCACTTTAATAATAGCCATTACTTAATCTCCACCAGACCTCTGCGGGATTGCATAATGTCTGTCCAATCTTGTTGGTCATATCCTGTGAATACATCTTCATCTTCAATAACACGATTACGCTCACTGAGAGACACGCCACCGATATAAATACCGGCACTGTATCGTGAGGTATTAGCTTTAACGAAATCGTCTAGTAATTGCTTGTAGCGCTCATACAGACGTTTGTATTCGATTTCAACTTCACCAACTTTCTCTCTATCGGCTCGTGTACTGAATTCTGATTTAAGTGCTTCCATACAAAGAATAGATGCTTTAACAACATCATTATTGTATTTAACCAAAGCTGAAGAAATTGCATTGTCGGTGATATACTCACCGGAAGGGTCGCCTATGTTAACCCTGACTTGAGCTAACTCACAGTTAAAGTCTAAATCAATTGCCATCTAATATTGTTCCTGTGAGAAAGAAGGGAGGGACAAGCCCTCCCGCCCCAATTAAGACTTGGTAGCCTTGATGATTGTCAATGGAGACAACAGGTAATCACCGAAGTTACTTTCGTACATGATGTGAGTACCGTTGAATTCGTTGTCTGAACGCCATGCGTATTCTGGCAGAGCTACGGTATTTACATACTGCATAGTTTCTGCTGGAGCGTAACGACGAGCGAACATACCGTCAACGTTAGCTGGCATGATGTATGCTACATCTGGATCGATCAGAGAAGTACCACCAATCTTAGCATCGTATTGGATATAAACGATGTCATCAGCACCAACGTACATGCGGTACTGTTGTTGGAAGTTAGCCAGACGTTTCAGCAGAGGGTCTTGACCCCACATGTCTGTACGGTCTACACGAGCTTGTTCTTCTTTCGGGTGATGGATACGTTCTTTGAAGAAGTTACGACCACACAGAGCAACATAACCAGAAACGGTTTGACCATCTAACAGGTTTTCGTTGATTAATGCACGAGCATCTTCACCAACTTCTGCTGGGTACTTAGTAGCATCAGACAGAACGAAGTTAACAGTTGGGCGAGAAGCAGCAGAAGTACCTGCGTATTCAGTATAGAAGTCATACACAGGAGCTGAACCGTTAGGAACGTATGAAGTACCGGTGGTGATCAGGTGGGCTAAAGCCTTCTCTTGTAACAGAGCGAATGAGCGGCGAATGTCACGAATGTCATTTGCTACCAGACGGTCCATTGAGTCCAGAGTGTCTTTGGTGCCCGGCACACGGCTACGCAGAGCGTCTTGTGGACGAATGTGCGTTTGAATACCAAATGAAGGGATTTTGAACAGGTGAGTTTTTGAGGTCTCACGAGCGTCATAGTTGTCACCACGTTCTGAGTATGATTTGTCAGAAGGCAGAGTAACACGCATTACTTTAGAATCATGTTCCCAAGTAGAGGTGTTCATATACTCAACATCTAAGTTAATCAGTTGGGTTAACAGATTAGGGATGTTTGGGCTGTTCTCTAACAGAGTGCTTGAGAAGTCGTGCAGACTGTTCAAGTTACCCAGATCACGAGTTACAGATTTTTGAATTTGGAAACGACCGAATTGAGCCATTATTTAGAATCCTTATTGAGAAATAATAACGGCTATTAAACGCCGTAGTAAGTAGAGGTAACAGCGCCAGCAACGTTCTTAACGGCTACGCCTTGTTTTTCTAATTGTGTAGATACTGAAGCGATTTTAGCTGCGTTTAAACCGGCATCCCAACGCAGACCAGATTTCTTAACAGAAGCGGGGCCACGGAACAACAGAACTACTTTGTCACCAGCAGTAGTAACAGATACGTCGCCTTTAACATCACCCAGAGCATCAAAGCCAACTACAACGCCGAATTTAGCGCCGTTAGCTACAGCACCGTCTTGTGCTGGAACGTTGATGGCATCGCCAGTGAAATCGCCAGCAACGATTTGACGATAAGCAGCTAGTGAGTTATCCCACATGACCACTTGACCAACGCGGTAGGTTTTGGTAGAAGCTTCATCAACAGTGACGTTGTGTTGGTAGTTAAAGTTTTCTACAACAGGGAAGTTGTCCTGCATCAGAACATCTGACAGAACTGGACTAGAAGTTGCAATAACAGTCATTATTGTTTATCCTTTATAATTAGTAAGGTTTGTTTAATTCTGCTGCGAATGCAGCTTTCTTGATTTGTTCTGGAGATACTTCATCGCCAGTGGTGGTTTCTTGGAACAGGTCAGATTTTTCTACCAGTTCTTTTTTAGCTTGCAGAGATTTAATCACTACTTCGGCAGCTTCTGGGCTAGTGGCTTTCATTACGAATAATGATTTAGCAACAGCAGTCAGTTCTTCAGCAGATACTAAGTCTTTCAGAGTTTCTTGGAATGCTTCAAATTCAGCAGCTTCTTTTTCTTCTTTAGCTTTCTGTACTTGAGTACGCAGTTCAGCAACTTCCGCTTCCAGAGCAGATTTCTCAACTTTGAGTTGAGTAGCTTCTGCTACGGCAGCTTCGTGAGCTTGCTCGACTTGTTCTAATTGCTCGTAGCGAGCTTTTTCTACTTGGATTTTCAAGGGGTCTTCCTCGTTTTGTTGTTGTAAAGATTTCTCGATTTGAGACTGGATAGTAGTGATAGCAATAAAATCTTCATCACTGATTGTTTGGTTTGGGTTCTCGTTAAGAGATTTCATAATGGTGAACTGAGCTACACGCTCTGTGATCCACTTCTCGTGTTCTTTCTCCCAATCGTACTCACCATCAGAAGATTCACGTTCAGCCTTGGCTGCTTCAAACTCTGTTTCAAAACCTAATAGCTTTGTAAGGGTTTCTGCATCAGAACTCCACATATCAAAGAACTTACGTAAGAATTCTTCCATTGACATTGTTACAGTAATCTGTTCTAATGCTTTCTGTACTTTCACTACGTTAGTTGGTTGGATGCCAATGTTGGTTTGCTTAATCGCTTGTTTGAGAACTAAGACTTTAGACTGATTTGCACCAGAACCTACTTCAGGGCCGACCAGACTCACGTTACTCGTCGGAGAGGTGAAGGATAAGTTCCTCAATAGTCGGGTCGCCTTCTTTTTTGTTTTGTTCATAATAGTTTATCCATCTTTCGTCTTTGAGTGGTTCCCACCCAGAAGTAAATTTACTCACAACGTTAGCTATTGACGCAGGTTTTTCACCAATTATTTCTGAGATTAGCGTTTTAGACAGCGCCACTTTAGCTCTTAATATAAATATTCTTCCAGCGTTCAACCAAAGATTATGATTAGTTTGAGAATTAGCCCACCACCCGTGTTTTTCAAAGAATCTCTTGTGACTTTCAGCAGCAAGTAACACAGACTCCTTTTTCGGTTTTGGCCATTGCCAACCACTTTCAAATTTGCGCTTAAGTGTGGCTTGTCTTTTGGCTACAACTTCTTCTATTGGGACAGGCCCAGATAGCTTTCTCAGGTAAGAAGTACAACCACCTTTCCAGTTATGATGGTCTGGGCCACGTCGATTTAAACCAAGACGTTCTCTTGTTTCAGCGGCTTTCTTTGCATAAACCAGTCTGAGTTCTTTAGGGATGTCGGCAGGTAAAGCACCGCCTCTACGCATATTCCAACCAATGAAGTCTTCAGGTCTCAACTGTAGTTCAGTCCACTTAGCATGTTCTCTAGAGGTTACGCAGATAGTGTCTACAACTAGATTCTCTGCACCATACTTGTTTATGGCTTGATGGATTAGGAAAGTAGGTTGTTTTCTAGCTTTACGACAATGGTCTGAGAATCTTTTACTAACGGGCTTGGTGGTTATTCCAACATAACCTTGCGTTTTAATGTCTGTATGTTCAGCTAAATGAATCCAGTACACGTATGTAGGTTTTTCATTCAATGACATAACCATCTGCCATACAATCTATACTGACTGAATCGTAAGTGCCGTCTAGTAACTTACCCCAAAGGTCATCACTCTTAAACTGAAGCCACATAAGCCAGCTACCTTTCTTCACGAAATCGCCGTATTCTGTAGTGAAATCGCAAGGGGCAATATAAGACTCTTGGACTTCCACTTCATCTTCAGATGCTACATCTTTGTGAAGAATACCGACTTGTTCACAATGCTTATTGTAATCATGACAAGCTTTTCGGATAGTTTCTTCGTCGTACCAATCACCATGTAAGTCAGCAGTCATGCCGTCTTCATCTTGAGGCTCAAGAACAACAAATAATGCACGTTTTTGCATTTGGTCTACAGACTTAACCACAGCTACTTCAGCTTCTGGTTTGTTTGGTTGTTCTGATTCACCGATACATGAATCTAGAAACTGTACAAGTTTCTCTAATAGTTTTTCTTTGTTCATCTACGCAGCATTCTCACTATTTGTCGCACTGTTGTTCTTACCAGCAGCACCAACGCCGTTGTTCATGCCTTCTGCCATTCCGTCACCACTACGGGTAGTCATGTCACTAAGCTTCGCAATGATTTCATCTTCGCTAAGTTTCTCAACTTCGGTAGTATCGTAACCACACTTACGCCACAGTTGGACAAGCATAGCTTTGTCTCGTGGGAATAATCCTGTAGCACCTAAGCGTTGACCAGCTTTGGAAGCTTCTTCAGCGTCGGCTTCATCCAGTTCACCAAACGTCATCACTGGCATATCATCTTCTTCAAGCTTCAGCTCATTAATGTCTGCAAGAGACTTAACAAACTCACGCTCAAATACTGTTTTGATATACATCAGCATACGTTCCATGTAGAAAGCATGGACACTGCGACTACTATCTGATAGGCTATGTGAACCTGTGTCACCCTGACCAACCAGAAGGAAGGAAGCGCCTAGTACATTAAGAATATCTTTCTTACGAGCTTCAATCAGTTCAGATGTTTTATAGGCTTTACTACCACCATCGACACCCTTCAGTTCAACATCGTAAACGTATTTACCGTTACCTGTTTCACCGTGTGTGTCTGAACCTAAGAGGATATATGTTTGATCGCCAGCATGAATAGCGGCGGCATTCTTTTGTAATGCTTTTAATGTGGCGGCTTCTAGACTATCAGGATCTTCAGCAGCTTTGTTGATGTGATCATTCGGAACACGTAATACAAGGACACCCATTTGTTCAAAGTGAGTCGTTAGTTCACTCCAGCGACATTATTCGCTTCTCTATGTTTCCATAAAGTTCAGACTATATCTTCATCCTCTAAGGATGCTTTCCATTTCGAGCTACTTAGCCCTACGCTTTTCAGCTAGTCGTTACACGTTCTCATTACTGAGCTTCGCTCGGTATTGTCTCCAACATTACTTGGTAAGAGTTTCACCGAATTAGAAAAGTTATTCAATGCGTATTACTACACAAGGGGGCAGTTCTACCCAAGTCCTTACTAACACCAACAACCTCATAGCTTGTAATCATTTCAAGCTCTTTCCAAGATTTATAACAATCGTATAAATCTGATTTACCTTGAGGATTATTACCTGTACTATTCCAACTGAACAACATAAACTTTTCTCTAGGAACTTTTTTATCTGTTAAGTTTTGTACAGTGAAAGGGTTGATATTACTTTGTCCGATTATTGTTGCTGGCATCCATTGATACAAGCCATACAATTCACGTTTCAATATTGGATCATCAAACCACCACTCACGAACACTCTTTTGTGAACGTGGGGCTAGTTTTTTATATTTATATTTGTATTTACCAGACCACTTAATACTATCATTCTTTGCGAAGACTTTCTCAAGCCAAGCAAATCCGTATTTACGGAATGTGATAATATTTGTGATGGCATCATACCAACTATTACCGACGAAGTTTTTGATGTTCCAGTTGAGGAAGGCAGCGAAGTCTTTTGACTCTTGACTTCCTGATACACCTGCGATAAACTTTGTGGCAAGTAATGATTTAGTAAGGAATACTTCACCAGCAGTTAATCCTTGACTAACAGCAGAGGTAGAAGCCATCTTATCGTATGTGACTAAACTATGAGGGAACTGCAACTCTTTCTTTGCAGATTCCTCAATGTAACCGCCGATGGCTTTTAGATATGGATTGCCGATCTCCCCTAAGCGCAGTCTTGTATCTGAGCTTGAGGGATTAGATTCAGCTTTCTCAATTTGAATTGTTTCTGACATTATCCCCTCAGATTATGAATTAAGGTCATATTGCACTTTGATTGTGGGATCGTTGAGAGCGGTTAGTTTTGGGACTGTGTAGGTTTTGATTGTA